TCCAATGCGCTCGGCCTGCTCGAGGAAGATGCTGTCACACGACTCAAGTATTGTCGGGCGATCGAAATCAGGCAATATCACGCCTTGCAACGCGAAGTAATCCCGCACAAGGGAAAAACAGTCATTCACGCCATACTGCCACTGGCGTCCGATCAGGGCTCGATAGTGATCCATATATCATCCGGCATTGACCAAATGTGCCACGGGATTTTGGTTTGCGAGCAGGAGCGATGATCAACAGCGCTTGCAATGCCACCTTGCGGATGCGAATGCACAACCGCCTGCGGCTTGCCGTAAAACGAAGCTACAGCATAATCCCGAGGATCAAGCACGAAATCCTGCGTTGGGTCATCTGCAATGTTCCTGCACCGCCAGTACTGCCCGTTGACGATTACCCCACAGGCTTCGCGTGGAAACTCCTGACGTGCATGGGCTTCAAAATCATGCCTGAAGTCTTGCACCTGGAAACCCTCCAAATGGCAGCAATCCTGAAGTGAATCGCTTAGCACAACTGGTATAGCGTTTTCCGCATTGATCATTGGCAGCACTTGTCGGGTTGTCATTCAGGTCAAAGTATCTCCTGCCTGTATATCCGCACTCTGCCCCGCGATATTTCCAAGGGCAGTGTTCCAAGATTTGTCGTCGTGGCAATGCAAGATTTGTCAGATCCAGTTTGCTCGTCAGCTCAAACTCAACAAGCTGCGGGTTTTCGTTGGCGACACGATCGATGTACCAAATCTCATCTTCAAACTTCGCCGTCGGATCAGCCGTAGCATTGCCACCTGAGAAATTAACGGCATCAAGGAATTTCTTGCATGTGCGAATGCGTGTCACTTTTGCTTGCAGCGGGTTGTACAACACCAGCAACGCTGAAATGCTGTTATTCGCATTTGACACACGCATCGTGGGACGTGGCAACGTACCCTTGCTCGTTACCTCAAAACCCTCCACCTCGATCGGAAATGCGGTGTAGGTAATCTGATTGAAAACGACATCTGCTGACAGCTCATTCGTTCCGGCGTGATAGTAAAACGTTGCATCAACGCCATTCACGGCAGCCGTAAGCTGCAACTGAAACAGCTCGATGATCGCTGACGGTTCAAGCGATTGAAGCTGCTCTTGGATTGATTGCGGTGTCGTCATGCTTCAAATACCTGCTCAAAGGTGGCCGTGATTGTGTTGATGTCAGCGTATCGATGCTCACGCGCCCATTGCCTGCATACAAACTTGTAGCTTTCAGTGTCATTCAATGGCGTCCAATCAAACGCCTCGACACCGGCACGTGCATCAAAGAATGCTTCAATTGCATCAGCAGCCGTATTGCTCTGCGCTGTCCACGCCAGCTCCCACGTCTTAGGGTTTTGATTGATCCCAAACTGCGTGCGCTGTTCATAGCCTGACCCAAATTTGGCAATGCGAACATTGGGCTGCGATCGCTTCTGCGCACCAAAATCAGGTGTTACGTCAGTGCCAACAGTAGAGTCATCAAAGGTTGCCATGATCAGCGATTAAGTAGGCCACCAGGGCGTTGCTGTTTAATCAATTCTGCCTGAACAGCAGCAGAAATGGCAGTGCCAAGCTGTTTGCTGCGTCCTTGATCACCTTCGACCTGTGTGCCCTTAGCATCGACGTTCACAACGATGTTGCCAGCGCCAGCGCCACGCATCGTGACCGGGATCGAACGGCCATCAGGTAGGGGCACATAAGCTTCAGGCAGGGAACCCTCGCCGAACATTGCCAGTTGAGGGCTGCGAGCAATACCACCACGAGCATAGGTCTTAAGGTCAAGAGGACCTTGCCCTGTCATGACACCACCATTGGCAAAACCCGGAATGGCGCTGAAGAGAGATCTTGTCCCGAATTGAATCAGCAGTCCGGCAACAGAACGAAGGATGCCGCTAAGTGATTCCTGCAGCGATTTTGCTTCAAAGATTGCCGATTCAATTGCACCAGCAACGCCGGATTGAATGGCTTCGGCGATTGACTTCCAGATGCCCTCTTGTTGCTTGATTGTTTCGTTTTGACGTTCGTAAATTTTTGTTGCCGCTTCAAGGTTCACTTTGTATTCAGCAGCAATATCGTTGATCTTGAGTTGCTTCTCGATGCGCTTCCCTTCTTCTTCGCTGATAGCGCCAACAGCGATTGAGGTCTCAAGGATTTTGAACTTCTGCTGATCGTAAAGCGCGTTCTCTTCTTGAATTGCTTTTTGAGAAGCGAAGAAAGATTCAAGCGATTGCTGTGAGCGTTGCTCTTCAAGCTTCAGCAAACGTTCGTCACCCTCAAGAAGGATATTCTTAATGGCAATCTCCTTGGCCATTTCGCCTTGCTTGGACTCTTGCACCTTCAAGATTTTTAGCTGCATCTCAAATCCAATCACGTCAATTTCTCGACCTTCAACCTTGGCCTGCAGTATTTGTTTTTGCAGTTCGTATTCAGCCTGACTGATTTCCTTGATCTTGGATGCAGCGCCTGCACCACCGCCACCTGCTCCAGCGCCGGGAGTAATGCCGGGCAATCCACCACCAACAGCAGGTTGCTGTATATCAGCCTGAACAGCGTCAAGCTGCAATTGATCAATCGCTTTACCGACCTCTTGTCCAGCAAAGAAGCCAAGGCCAGGAGGTAGCAATGCCGCAACAGCACCTTGAGTTGCAAGCTTGGCGATGCTGCGAAGTCCACCAAGGTATCCCGCAAGTTCACGTATTTTGGCAATTGCCTTGTTTAAATTTTCGATTATCACCAATGCAACATTCTGAAAAATTGCACCGATTGGCCGCACTAAATTGCCAACATTTTCTTGCAATTGTTGCAATTGCACCTGCAATCGATCCCCTGCGCTTTCGGGACCATCAGCAATAATTTGCGCCGTCTCGCCATAACGCTCAAATAATGCCTCGGCAAAGGTTTGGAAGTCCTGCAGACTCACCTGCCCCTTCTCAAGAGCCTTATCGAGCTCCTGTGGCGTCATGCCAATTGATTCGGCGAACAAGGTAAACGCACCCGGCAAACGCTCACCAATCTGCTGCCTCAGCTCCTCTGCCGAAACCTTGCCTTTACTGAAAACCTGCGCCGTAGCAGTCAGCGCTGCATCAACATCAGCCAGCGATCCGCCCGTAGCACGAACTGCAGCGACAATCCCTTTGAAAGCGATCTCAGTGTCGCCAATACTTCCCCCAGCACCCTGAACAGAAGCTTGAAGACGAGTGAATTGACGAGTCAGAACATCTTGCGGGATGGCAAAATCTTCAGTCGACTGTTGAACCAAGCTCAATGCACGCTGATACTCGCCTTGACTTGTTGTCACGCCTTGAAGCGCAACTCGCAGCTTGCTTAGTTGAGCAGCGTACTCAGCAGTCCCGCCAATCGCTTGCCTAAAACCACCAAGTTGAGCACCAATAGCTGCACCTACAGCAGCACCAGCGGGGCCACCAGCAAGCAAACCGATACCACCACCCAGGGCGCCTTCAACGCCGCCAAAAACGCCACCAGCAGCAATGGCTCCAACACCCCTAGCGGCGCCAGCAATGCCCCCAATCCTGCCTCCAGTCCTGCCGCTTTGCTGAATCTTTCGTAGCTGTTGATCTAATTTTTGCGCATTACGAGTGGCAACTTGAAATTCACGACTTGTAACATCAACCTGCTCGGCGATATCACGCCACGCATTTCTATAGCCACGCAGATTGGAAATACTTTGCGCTGAAGTTTTTTGAACTTTCTTTAATTCAAGCGCTACGCCTTTGAAATTAGTATCAACCTTTGTCCTAGCTGTTACCGCAAGTTTCTGCAGCGATGCCTCAAGTTCCTTCAGCTCGCCTTTGCCAATCGCCTTGACAAGTACCTTCAGCTCAGTAGTGACCGGTGCCATCAGGTGTTCCTCTTGTTCAAGCAGGCAAGGGCAGCGACTTCCATCACCTGTATCCCTTCAAACAGAGACACGGGATCCTTCACTGAATACAGTCTACAGACATAATCCAAGCTTGAGTAGTTCAGGCCCGTTAATCCGGCCATGCTCACATGCCACTGCGTCTGCATCTTGAGAAACATCATCACCGCTTCCCAGTTCTCTTCCCATACCTCACAATCAATCTGAGCCGCTTTTAAACACGCCTGAGCGATCTGCTCTTCACTTGCGCCAAGAGCTTTCAGGTCAGCTTCGCGTTCATCAATTGTGCCGCCTTTTACCCAGTATTCAGCGGCTTCTTCTAGTTTTTTGCTTGCGCTCCGGTCAGGCTATCGGTATAAGCCGTGATTACAGCACGCAGCACATACGGGTCATCAAACAAGGCAACCTTGTTGTCCTCGTTGTATTCAACTTCATCACCGTCCTCATCCTTGATGCCCTCCCAGCCTTCAATGATCTCACCAACCAAAGCGTCATCACCTTGATCAATCAAATCATTGAAAGCCGAGCGACTCATCTTCCTGAAGATAGCCGTGAAGGTTTCTTTCTTAAACTTGCCGCCATCAACAGGGACGTCAACGGTGACAGGCCACTTATAGGAAGAAACCTTCTTTAGGACAAAAGCCATGGGTATCAGGTGAATGCAAGGGAGAACTCGTCATTGCCGCTTGTGGACGGCAGCGCCAGGTAAGGCATTGACAGAGAAACAACCCCGTTGGTGTCCCCGTAGCTTACCCCCGTAATGTCGGTTTGGGCCATTGTCAGGGTGATGATGTTGCCACCTGTCGCGCCGACAACGAAACTGCTGTTACCCGTAGCAACGGCAGTCGCCTTGGCGAAGTAATCGGTTGTGCCAACAGCAGGCGCCTCGATGACAGCGGTGCCGCCAGGGGTGCGGTTGGTGATCAGCACTTCCTGCGAACTTGCGGTCTCCTTGTACAGCACCTCGTTGTTCAGCGCCAGATCAAGGCTTTCCAGGCGCACACTGGTCACACCATGGAAGGTGGCAGTTGTGACGTTGGTGTCGTTGATCTCAAGCGCAGCGGCCTGATTCGCAACAGTGAAGCTGCCAGACAATGCAGTGTCGTCCGGAGCGTTGTAGATACCCGTCATCACGAAGCTAGCAGTCGGGAACTGACCAGCAGTCATGTTGAACGTCACCGTACCGCGAGCACCAGTGATTTTGTGACGAGTACCATCGTAGAAGCAGTAGATCGTGGCAGAGTCAAAGCTGCTACTCACACCGGCATACGTCACGCTGGTAGCGGCAACGATGGTCTCAGACAGACCGCAGGCTTTCAGCAGGGGTCCAAACGCAGGAGCGGTGCCAGCGGTCCCACTACCAGAAAGCTCAACATCAAAAGTGACAGAAACACGCTTGTTAGCAACCAGAGTGCCTCGCGTGCTATTACCAATGAACCCTTGAAAAGCGGCTGCCTGAACATTGTCAGACTCAATCGGGGTTACTTCAAGATTCGTAACCTGAACTGCGTCATTTCCGCCGACGGGGCTCGGATCCGATCCGTACGCCGCTTCGATCTTCGCGATCAGAAATTTCTTGCGTGTCAGTGCCATTGTCTGTTGGGGCGGAGGTTTGTTCGATCAGTTTGAGTTCGCCTGTTTCGGGGTCAAACAGATAACTGCCGCCCGCTCCAGGATTTGGGACCTGCATTGCAATGATAGCGATGGATCAACCTGAAGTCAGGTCTGTTCTACTCGTACGATAGCGAACGAGGAAATCTTGGCTAATAACACCAAGAGGGACGTCCGCCTCATACAAGCTGAAATCAGTGCGATCAGGAGTCAAGTCAAGCGCGTAGCCGTTCACCGTTTGGTCTGCCATTAACAACGAATGCACCTGCTGCGTGTAAGTATCACTCGCATCATCTGGCACATCAGCACGCACTAATGTCGTGATCCTCACCCGCAACGTCCAATCGATCTTGTCGTAAAAATTGGTGTCAATCGGTTGATCGTTGACAGGCTCCACAATGATTGCAGGCACCTCACCACGCGCCAAGGGCTCTACTCGACTGCGATAAACAGTTGCACCAGTCGCAGCGTCAAGATTTGTCTTGATTCGCGCCAGTATCAGCTCGCGTCGTGTGTCAGCCATAATTATGCAGAAGCAACCTGAAATACGTTGCAAACAGCGCTGGGGGCTGTAGGTCTAGTGTAAGGGCTTGTTGTCGCAGCGGCTCCACTAATTGAAATGTTCGTATCACTGGTTGCCCAGATCAATTCAATGTAATCCCCTGCATCCAAAATCAAAGTGTGATCAAATGCAGCCGTCATCCGTCCAGGTACACCGCCATGGCTTTCAATCACACTGACACTCAATGTCGTCAATGCAACATCGCCCGCGCTGCTGTTGTTGTTTTTCCTTAACCAAAACGCAGCATCATGAATTTGGCTGTCGTCATTTTTAAGATGCAAGACAAACTGAAATTCATAAACACCAGCATGATCAACTTTGATTTCAGAATCATTGAGCAACGTCATTCCTTTCGTTGATCCAGCCAAAGAAGCAGCAAATGTCACCTCAGTCGGAGTATTTGCAGTAGCAGTTTGACTCGACGCACTCGTGAATTCACCCCAGTACCCAGGTGATCCACAGTACGGAAGTCTTGCCCACGAATCTTTGCCATTCCCAAGCTTTCGATTGCCAGTGTCAGACTCAAAACCGCATTCGCCAGCCTGTAACACTGGATTCCTGGCCGCCCAGCTTGATCGCTTCTCGTACTTGAAAACGGCCATTAGTCTTTTGTCAGCAACAATTCTGAAAACAAACCATCGTCAATTGGACGGTTTTCCCTGACGGTGTACGCCTCAGAGGCGACAGTAATAGAAGAACCGCGAGTGAGAGCACTGACATCAGAAGTCTGCGCTGTAAGCAGATACTCCCGACTCAATGCCATCCCACCCGCGATTACTTCCATCGGTGAATCCAAGATACCTACGAATTCTGCACCAGCACCAATCTGGCAAGTAACGCCAAACTCGTCGGTATTCAAAAATGCAAAGGTATCTTGGAGTGCCATGATCAGTCGTACTTCTTAGCAGCCAGACCGGTCACAGAAACGAAACCAGTACCAGTGCCACCAGCGATAGTCACGCTAGCCTTGATGTAGCGCTTCATGTCGTTGGAGTTGACGAAGATCTTCTCCTGCAGGGCAGTGTTAGCCTCAGTGGTCGTGAAGGCACCGCCGGACACATCGGTGTAAGAACCACCAGAGGTGTCAGATTCGGTCAGCTTCACAGCGTAGGTAACGCTAGCGCCACCAGCAGAAGCGTCGAGCACAAAAGCGATGTCGCCTTCGTAATCGTTCAGATCAATAGCGGATCCAGTTTCGGTGCCAGTGTCAGCCAAAGAGTTGGGCCGAATGGCGAGCAGATAGGTCTTAGACCCCAAGTTGTGCAACATTGTTCTTTCTCCGTTTAGAGGTTGGTTTTACGGGTGGAATTGAAGGTGCCTCGGGTTCAACGATAGGCTCCTCTTTGACAGAAGGCTTCTCAATAAACTTCTCGGCTTTCGCAATACCGATCAGGAATTGAGCTTCAGGAAGGGATGCCTCAATGACATCCCCAACCCGAACTACCGTGCTCCCAAGCATTGTTTGCTTCAGGATACGGATCTTCATCTATCAGAGGGTGTTGTTACCGCGAGAGAAGGACTCAGGATGACGGACAGCAATGTCCACGTCCTGCATTGCCACCACGCGAACAGTGCCGCTGGTGCTGTTGGTGAAAGGATCAACCATGAGATCCAGACCGGAGAAGTAACCGATCAGCAGATCAGCAAAGTTGCCGAACCACAGATCGTTGCTGGCCACTTGGTTGCTCACGAGACCGGGGTAACCATTGACCTCGTTGTTCTCGTAGATATAGCTGGCCTGACCGGATTCCTTGACGGCAGTCTTCAGAGCACCGCGCATGGCAGCGTTCATCAGGTACACAGGGGAACCGAGCAGAGCGTTGGCAGTAGCCACATCAGACTCAAGCGCCACAACCTCAGCAAAGGTCGGGGTGTTGTTGCTGAAGTCCTCAGTACCGATGCCGGTGGTGTTCTTCAGACCAAGGGGCTCGCTATTGGTGCCGGTGCCATACAGGCCAGCCAGATCGATCTTCAGAGCCAGCACAGTGGCGAGATCACGGCGAACCATGTTCTCCACATCAATGCTGGACTGCAGCATCAAACGACGGCTGTAGTCGGTGAAAGCAGCCACGGTGCGAGGCATCATGGTCACCTGATCCACAGTCTGTTGAGACTCGGAAGGAGCACCAGATTCAGCCACCCAGTAAGCGGTAGCAGCACCAGACTGACGGGGGATGGCAACGTTACCGGTCAGGCCGGTCAGCACAGTGGCGCCAGCTTGATCCAGAGCGGAAGCGTTACGCAGCAGGTCGATGAACGAACCAGCCAGCAGGTCAGTGGCGACGAGGTTACCACCAGCTGAAGCAGTACCAACGGTCAGGTCGCGGGTGAGCACTTCCTGAGGGATGGTGATGCCACGGGAC